GCCCGACTATACCTGAGTCTGGTACCCTTCGGAAAATCAGCGTAATCCGTGACAAGAGTTGTAAGAACCGGCCAATTGCCGTGTTTGACTATTGGACACAAACGGCCTTACGGCCAGTCCACGACCTATTCATGGAGATGCTGAAATCATTTTCAAGCGATTGCACCTTCAATCAAGATCATGAACTGACACTCTCGAAAGGGATGTCTACTTTCCACTGTATGGACTTATCGTCCGCTACAGATCGTTTCCCGGCTGATTTACAGCAAGAAGTTGTGGAAGCGGTATTAGGGAGCCAGAAAGCGCGAGCGTGGCGACGCCTGATGACGGATCATAAATTCGTTACACCAACAGGTGGTGAGGTCAGTTATACCGTAGGACAGCCGATGGGAGCTTATAGCTCCTGGGCGGTATTCGCAGTATCGCATCACTTAGTGGTGCTATATTGTGCTAGTCTATGCGGTCACGACCCATTCAAGTTTAGCGCCTACGCGCTGCTCGGAGATGACATCGTTATTTACGATTCATCGGTTGCAGAGAAATATCGGGAAGTAATTGCTTCGTTTGGAGTCGAGATTAGTGACATCAAGTCACACGATAGCGCAAGTTATCGCGACTTCGCAAAACGTCTGTTCTATAACGGAACAGAAATCACCCCATTCCCTCTGCATAGCGTAGTAGAGAACTGGAATAAGCCTATTGAGCTCGTATCCGTTCTTTGTGATCTACAGAAGCGTGGGTGGTTCGAGCAACAGCTATATAAAGCTGTACCCGGAGACTTTGTAAAAGGTATCCTCTCTTGCTTTACAGCAAATGATCGATCCATTGACCGACTTCTTCGTCTGACGCTAGAAATGCTCCTAATTCGTTCCGCTGACCGCGGTGAAGATCAGACGGTGGTTGAGGTGGTGAATTCGACGTTAGTCAATTCCAGCCCTGCCACAGCTGTCTCAGTCCCAATGACAATCAAAGGGACAACACGGTTTATTGAACATGTTCAACAAACTGTGGACGAATATTTCTTAGAGCAATTCGAGAAAGTTACGTTACAGTCGCGTCGATATCTATCTCAAACTATGTGTTTAACAACAC